CTTAGCTGTTGCAAGACCGTCAGAAGGTGTAGAACCAACGAAAGGATTGGAGACCATGCCGTAGCGAGTCTTGAAACCAATCTTTGGCTGGAATGTATCTTCACCAACTGCACGAACCATTGTTAATGGTACGTATGGGCAATAGAAAATACCAGCGTCGTATGGGTTTGTACCTTTGTAACCAACGGTGATGTAGTCAACAGATGCATATGGGTCAATGTAGACACGCATACGACCATTGAGTGTACCAGCGAAGGTGTTGCCTGTGTCGTCAACGTTCAAGTTTGTAGACATAGCAGGAGCATAGTCAAGCATGCCTGAAGCAGAAAGAGCTGTAGCAACGTCAGATGAACATACCATGATGTTACCTTTGCCGCGACGTGTCTCTTTAGCAATTACGTTGGCTTCACGCTCGATTTGAACGATAAGGCCTTTGAACTTCTCAACTGACCAACGGCCATCAGCGTCTGTTTGTACGTTGAAGATACCGTTTGTAGCTGTGTTAGTTGTAAGAGCACCTGTTTTAGCTTGTGAGTTAATTGTACGAATAATCTCACGGTTGATTTCAGCAAGGATTTCAGTCGAGAGAATGTTCGCCAATTCTGTCTCAGCGTCAAGGCCGTGGATTGCCTTGAGGTCCTGAGCCAGTTCCAATGAGTACTCAGCTTTCAGTGCACGAGATTTAGCTGTTACTGTAGCTTTCTCGATGCTGAAACCCATCTCACGGAAAGCAGATGAAGGTCCATCACCTGTTGAACCAAGACCTTCAGCGTTAGCTGTGGTCATACCACCACCAAAGATGTTTGTTACACGATCATCATTGATTGTGCTGTCAGAGTTTGAGTCTGTAACACCAGACAAACCGGAAGGACCAGCAGAACCATTAGTTCCGTTCGAGTCACCGGAGAAGCCTGTAAGTGCTTCGTTGAACAGAGCTTCGTCGCCACTTGTAGCACCGGAACCTGTTGTTTTGTACAGAGACTTCATCGCAAAGATGAGGCCTGTAGGACCAGTCATTGGCTGAACACCGGCGAGGTCATATGCCATCATGTTTGGCATTGCACGACGTACGAGTGAAATCAATACTGGGTCGTAGTTAGCAGCAGCAGATGTGCTGTTTGTTGGTGCAGCTTCTGTCATGAAGCTAGCTTGTGCGCGCTCCTCACGGATTGCTTTTTCTGTGTTCTCGAGAACAACGGCAGTTACTGCCTTTTTATGACGGTCGCCAATGGTACCAGCTGACTCTTCGTTCAGAACTGGAGCCCATTTTTCGACCAAACGATCATAAGATTCCATTAGTTGGATACTCCTTAATTAAGACTTGCGAAGTGCTTGAAGATATAGTGCCATGCTGTCACTTATGTCACCATCAGCGGTTTCATCAGCGTCATCTGTCCAATCTTCAGACTGTGCGGTTGTAGTAGGTTTCTTAAAATATGATTCTTTGATGGTCTTAACCTTAGCTGAGAAGGTCTCCTCATCTTCGAAATCAATATCTTCAGAGAGTTGAGCGAGTTTTTCGATCTCTGTGTCAGCAAGACCAGAAGCATGCTCACGAATAACTTCGTAACGCTTGTACTGCTCGAGTTCTTCCTGCATTTCGATGAACTTGCCTGTTTGACCGTTAAGCTGTGTTTCAAGCTCTTCGACCTGCTCAACAAGACCATCAACAAGATCAACTTTGGACTCAGGAACTTCGATGTAAGACTCTTCAAACAAGTCTTTCAACTTGCTCATGAAGCCTTCAGCGATTTCCGTACGGAGACCAGCTTGGATTGCAAGCTTGTTCTCTTCCATCCAATTCTCAACTACATAGTTGAGGTAGCCGTCGACTTTCTCGACGAGTTCTTCTTTGGTGCGAGTAATCTCTTCATCGAGCTCGGTTTTGTATTGCTCTTCCAAGCGATCGATTTCAGAAGAAATCTTGGACTTAATAGCAGCTTCAAAGATAACTGCAGCTTTGTCCTTAAATCCTTCAGAGAGAGTTGCTTCCTCAGCAACAAGAGCGTTCAGATCTTCAGAGAAATCGTACTCGGACTCAGCAACTACAGCTGCTTCATCTCCGCCTTCTTCTTGACCTTCATTCATTTTAGAAAGAAGACCTTGAAGATTCTCTTTAGACATACCTGACATACCCTGGAACACAGCGTTCATTAGGGCTGCTTTTGTTTTTAACTGTGAAGGCTCGCTATTTCTTTTGTCACCTTTTCTCAAAGGTGTTTGCCCTTTGCCTGCATCAGCGGCCGCAGCGGTCGCTTTTACAGACTGGAGCTCAGCGTTTTTAGGATCATGAGCTTCAACGACTTCGGTCTCGTCCTCATTGAGCTCAACATCCTGTTCGACTTGATCAGTCATGTTTGACTCCTTCAATTAGATTTCAACAACGAGAGGAAATTTTTGAACTCACGAACCTGAACCTCATAGAGGTCAGAACGTGGAGCTTTTTTAATTTCAGTCTCCATTTTTTCAATTTCTCGAGCTTCAATAATGCCATTATTCCAGACCCAGTCTACGCCTTCCATTATTCCATTAACAAAAGCGTTAGGAGCAGATGGATCTTGCACGATATCTACCGTGTTAAGAATAAAATCGTCTTTAACATACATAGCACCATTGCGTTGCTCGAGGCTACCCATA